GGAAATTAATGGTATTGAAGACCCATTTAAATGGTCACGTGATGTAGTTTCTAAATTACAATTTAATGGAACTGGTTTATATTATAGCCCATCTCGTAAACCATCAACAACATCTGAAGGTAATAATGTAACATCTTACCAAATTGAATTTTTAGATGGGGTAAGAGAAGTAATGGGTGGTTATTTCCAATATGTAGAGGATTTTATCGAGGATATGAAAAAAGTATTCCCAACACTTGGAGATGATTGGGGTATGTATATTCCTGAGGTAAAATATCTATCACCTGAGGTAAAAGTAGATTATAGTAATCTTAGCCTAATCGATTACCCTAACGTACATTTCGTAGGTGATGCTTTAAGTGCACGTGGTATTACAGTATCAGGAGCGCAAGCAATTTATGTAGCAGAAAGTTTTTTAAAATAAAGTTATGAAAATAGGATTTTGTGGAACAATTTCAGTTGGTAAAACAACACTAGTTAATGCATTAAAAGAATTACCTGAATTTGCAGACTATGAATTTAGAACAGAACGTTCAAAATATCTACGTGATTTAGGTATTCCGTTAAACACTGACTCAACATTAAAAGGTCAATTTGTATTTTTGGCTGAACGTTCAAGTGAATTATATTTAGACAATGTAGTTACTGATCGTACTGTTATTGATGTAATGGCATTTACTCGTTTAGCACATTCAATTCCATATTATATAGGTGATACTTTAAACGAAGTTGCTGCTCATTTACTACGCGAATATGACTATATTTTCTATGTTTCACCTGAGGGTGTTGAATTAGAGGATAATGGAGTCCGTGCCATAGACGCCGAATATCGAATGGAAATTGATAAAGAGATTTGTAAAATTATCGAGAAATATAAAACCAAAATTCCACACTTCGCTAGACTCTCAGGCACTACCGAGGAGAGAATTAAGAAATTGAAACAAGTAATGGGTCTCTAATATTTATAAATAAAATTAGACAATGAAAAAATCTCGTTTACTCGAAATCATACGTGAAGAAATTAGTGCTGTTTTACATGAAGGTGAAACAGAAGATAAAGCGGCTCAAATGGCTGCTCTTAAAGCTACAGATTTAGAAATTAAAGCTTTACAAAAGAAAAAAGCTGAATTAATGAAAAGTGGTGTAGCTGAATCAGAAGAATTAAATGAAATCCCAGATTTCGGTGGTCGATTTGATAAACAAGTAGCAGCAAAATACGGTGAAGAAGATACACTAGAAGCAGCTATGGAAAAAGTTGTTAATAGAACACTTTCAGATAGAGGAATATCTAAAGCAGACGTAGCTAAAATGGATAAAGAAGGCTTAAAAAGTCTTTTAAAAGCTATTCGCCAACAAATCTCTGGTAAAGGTCAAATTTCTGCTGTTACAAAAGCATTAGAAAAACAAACAGAATTTGACGATTCAGGAAGTAAATTGCAAGATAACCAAACAAATAATGCTATTCTAAAAGCATTAGGTTTAAAAGAACCAGGACAACGTGGTAGAAAAGCTGCTGAAAAACCTGCTGAAGCACCAAAAGCTAAAAAAGAAACAGCTAAAAAAGCAACATCTAAAGAAGAACCTGCAGATGATGAAGATGCAGCCGCAACAAAAGCAGCAGCTAGCGACTCAACAGCAAAAGAATTAGCTTCTACTCCAGAAGAAAAGAAAGTTAAATTCAATCAATTCCTAGCTTCAGTTAAGAAAAATAAAGACGATAAAGCTAAAATTGATGGTATTTTAAAACTAGCAAAAGATAAATTCAAATTCGCTAAATCGATGATGGACGATTTGAAACGTGCTGCTGGTAGAGAAGTTGAAGCATGATCCAAAATAAAACATTCCAACTAAAGTTATCCCATCTTATCATAGGTGGGATACTTTTATTGTTACTAGTATTTTTAGTTAAGTGTGATGTTAAAAAACCTACACCAACTGACAAATATGCTAAACAAAAACAAGAAATTAAGCGACTAAAAAATAATATTGAATTATTAAAATTTGGTCAAAAAGTTTTAAATAAACAACTCGCTCAACAAAATCACATTGTTGATTCATTGAATATAGAAATTAAACACACCGAAAAAGAGCTACAACAAACACGCACATATTATGGCAACAAAATTAAAGATCTTACTAGTGCTTCTAATTCTGAGCTCGAACAGTTTTTCTCAGACCGTTACAGATAAAATTTGTTTTTCACACGATAAAGCACGATCAATTGCAATTGACCTCACACGAGGTGATTCTGCTATTGCTGAATTGAAAGTAATAAACAAAATGGTATGGCAGTTAAATGAAAAAATTGACGCCAAAGATAGCACAATCAATATTTACATAGCTAAAGAAAAAAATTATATCAAACAAGTAGCAGACTATGAAAAAGTTGTTACTGTACAAGATACAATAATTAAAGGTCTTGAAAAAGACGTAACTGACCTTACCAATAAAAATACAAACCTTAAAAAAGGAATTAAATGGTTGGGTGGAGGATTCGTGGCTTCCCTACTTGTTATTCTTACATTGGTGGCAGTTAAATAATGGAAGAAAAAAGTTTAAAACAAGTCGTCCGCGAGGAGTATATAAAGTGTGCCCAATCACCGGCATATTTTATGAAAAAATACTGCCAGATCCAGCACCCGAAGCGTGGACGAATGCCTTTTAACCTTTATCCATTCCAAGAAAAAGTACTTACCCTATTTCAAGAGAATCCATACTCAATAGTACTTAAATCTCGTCAGTTAGGTATCTCAACATTAGCCGCAGGTTATTCACTGTGGATGATGATCTTCCATGAAGATAAAAACATCCTCTGTATTGCAACAAAACAGGAAACTGCTAAAAATATGGTTACCAAGGTAAAATTCATGTATGAAAGCTTACCTTCCTGGTTAAAATTTGCAAACAAACCCGACGAAGCAAATAAATTAACACTTCGACTGCCAAATGGATCTCAAATTAAAGCAGTTGGTGCTTCAAGTGATGCAGGTCGATCAGAAGCCGTTTCTTTGTTGATCATAGATGAGGCTGCCTTCATTCACAACATTGGTGAAATTTGGGCCTCAGCTCAACAAACCTTAGCTACGGGTGGTGGGTGTATTGCATTATCTACACCTTATGGTACAGGTAACTGGTTTCATCAAACGTGGGTTGCTGCTGAAATGGGTGATAATAGTTTCTTACCTATTAGATTACCTTGGGAAGTTCACCCTGAACGAGATCAATCATGGAGAGATCAACAAGATAAAGATTTAGGTGTTCGAATGGCAGCACAGGAATGTGACTGTGACTTTACAACATCTGGTGATACAGTCTTTACACCAGAAGATATTACTTTTTACGAACAATTTCACGTGAAAGAACCTCTAGAAAAACGTGGTATTGATCAAAACCTATGGATTTGGGAACCAGCGGATTATTCGAGGAGTTATCTGATCGTAGCTGATGTAGCGCGTGGCGATGGCAAGGATTATTCGGCATTTCACATCTTTGATGTTGAAACATTCACTCAGGTAGGTGAATATAAGGGCCAAATTAATACAAAAGATTATGGACATTTACTAGCAAGCATTGCAACGGAATATAACAATGCCTTATTAGCAGTCGAAAATCAAAGCGTAGGTTGGTCAACCGTACAAACCATTTTAGACAGAGGTTATCAAAATTTTTATTACTCACCAAAAGGTGGAACAAATAATGTAGATACTTTCTTTGATCCTTACATGGATCATAGCAAAATGACCCCAGGTTTTACAATGTCAAACACAACTCGTCCTATAGCAATTGGAAAATTCCAAGAAGCTGTTATGGATAAAGCAGTTGTTTTTCATTCAGCTCGCCTATTAGAGGAAATGAAAGTATTTATATGGAGAAACGGTAGAGCAGAAGCTCAATCAGGATACAATGATGACTTAGTAATGGCATTTTGTATTGGTTGTTACTTACGTGATACTGCATTTAAATTAAGAGCAAATAATATGGAAATGACTAAAAGTATGTTAAATGGTATTGGTAATTCCAAAACCACATATGCTGGAGGTTATTCCAATGGGCCTAGTTATGCTGATAAGTATAACAATAACCCATTTCAAATAGACAACCCTTACTCAAACGGCAAAGAAGACATTTCTTGGCTTATATAAAATAGAACATGGCAGATACAGGATTATTTTCACGATTAAGACGACTATTTTCAACCGATGTTATCATCCGAAATGAAGGAGATAACCAGTTAAAAGTATTTGATATAAACAAAATCCAAGTTTCAGGTGAATATGAAACTAATGCGTTAGTAGATAGATTTAATCGTATCTATACTAACTCACACACCTCAATTTATGGATATCAAAGTAGCTTTAATTACCAAACTTTACGCCCCACACTTTATTCCGAATATGATTCAATGGATACAGATGCTATCATTGCTTCTGCCCTAGATATTTTAGCGGATGAAAGTACATTACGTAATGACATGGGTGAGGTATTACAAATTCGTTCATCTGATGAAGATGTACAAAAAATTCTATATAATTTATTTTATGATGTATTAAATGTAGAATTTAACTTATGGCCTTGGATTCGTAATATGTTGAAATATGGTGATTTCTTCTTAAAACTAGAAATTGCTGAAAAATTTGGTGTGTATAATGTAATTCCTTACAACGCATTCCATATTGAAAGACAAGATGGCTATGATAAAGACCATCCAAATTCAGTACGTTTCCGTTTTGATCCAGATGGTATTTCATCCCCTTCAGATTATGGTTACTACAACGTACCAAATTCAGGTAATCAAGCAAATGCCATTTTCTTTGACAATTATGAAATGGCACACTTCCGTTTATTAACGGATACTAACTTTTTACCTTATGGTAGATCGTATTTAGAGCCTGCTCGTAAATTATTTAAGCAATATATTATGATGGAGGATGCGATGTTAATTCACCGTATTGTTCGTGCACCTGAAAAACGTATCTTCTATATTAACGTTGGAAATATTGCACCTGCTGAAGTAGAAAACTTCATGCAGAAAACAATTTCCAAAATGAAACGTACTCCTTATATTGACCAAAATACTGGTGATTATAACTTAAAGTACAACATGCAAAACCTACTTGAAGATTTCTACATCCCAGTACGTGGTAATGATCAAGCAACTAAAATTGATAATTTAGCAGGTCTACAATGGCAAGGTATTGAAGACGTTACCTACTTACGTGATAAATTATTTGCTGCCCTTAAGGTTCCAAAAGCGTTTATGGGCTATGAGAAAGATTTAACAGGTAAAGCTACATTAGCTGCTGAAGATATTCGATTTGCACGTACAATTGAGCGTATTCAACGTATTGTAGTATCTGAATTGACTAAAATTGCTTTAGTTCACTTATATTCTCAAGGATATCGTGACGAAAGTATGACAAACTTTGAATTATCATTAACTACACCTTCAATCATTTATGATCAAGAAAGAATAGCATTAATGAAAGAAAAAGTTGACCTAGCCACTCAAATGATGGAAAATAAAATCCTACCTACTGACTGGATCTATGAAAACTTATTCCATTTGAGCGAAGATCAATATGATGAATATAGAGACTTGCTTTTACAAGATGCTAAACGTAAATTCCGTATTGCACAAATTGAAAACGAAGGTAATGACCCACTTGAAACTGGAAAATCATACGGTACACCACATGATCTAGCTTCTTTATATGGTAGAGGTAGATATGAAGCTACTGAAGTACCTTTAGGATATGATGAGGAAAAAGATTTAGGCCGACCTTCAGAAAAAGTAACCGATAAAAATACACAAGACAATGCACTTGGAAAAGATAGAATTGGGTCCGACGGTATTAAAAAAGACGGAGACGAATCAGATTCAATTAGACCTCAATATAAAGGTGGCAGTCCATTAGCACTTGAAACTAAAGGTAAACCAAATCCTAACAAGAGAATGTTTAACGATATCAAAAACCAACACAAACAAATGATTTTTGAATCAGACATTAGAGGGAATTCACTATTAGATGAATCACAGATACGAGAGTAAGAAAATTCTATATATTTATAAATAAACAAATATTTACAAGAATGCAAGTTAAACATTCAAAGTATAAGAATACGGGTATCCTCTTTGAACTTTTAGTTCGACAGATCACCACAGATACACTGGACGGTAAGGATTCCCCGGCTAAAGATATACTTAAAAAATATTTCGTTAAGTCGGAATTAGGTCGTGAGTACAAGTTATATGAAACGTTACTTAAAAGAACATCATTAACTGAAGGTAAAGCAAATATTGTAGTAGACACATTAATCGAATCTTCTAAAACATTAAATAGAGGAGCTATTAAACGTCAAAAATATAATTTGATCAACGAGATTCAAAAACACTACGATTTAAACGAGTTTTTTAATCACAAGTTACCAAATTATAAAATGTTTGCTGCATTTTACACATTAACCGAAATTGCAAGTGCACAACATACTATTGACCCTGATCAAGCTATTACGAACAAAGTAACTATTTTAGAGCATTTAACTGCTGCTAAAATTGCTAAAAATAAAGTACGTGATGAGGTAATGGGTGAATTTGAAAAAGCCGATAAAGACGTTCGCTTTTTAGCATATAAAATGGTATTAGAAAACTTTAATACAAAATACAACGATCTACACCCACGTCAAAAAGAAATCCTTAAAGAATTTATTACTTCGGTTGACAATAAACCACGTTTAAAAGAATTTTATACTGCTAAAGTAGTTGAAATTAAGGAAGAATTAGCTAAATTAAATGCTAAAACCAAAAACGAAGTAACCAAAATTAAAATTAACGAAATCATCAATATTATCCAGGTACCAGCTAAAACAGCTAAAATTACCGATAATGATTTAGTTGACTTGTTACAGTATTATGATTTAATTAACGAGTTAGAAACTGTAAATGGAAAAAATTAAAGAAATAATTCGCAAGAA